GTTATTGTTTTATTAGTTCTTGTATCTGTTATATTTGTATCACCCTGAATTGTAATGGATTTTTGTCTTTTTATTTCTCTTATTCCACCAATATAAGTTGGGTCTTCATCTTTATATTTAATTTTATCTTTATCAAAAACTTCTAAAGCGGATTTTATTACATTAAACTTATCATTAGGAGTTTCTACAGATGGGTTTATTTGGGGGTTATGATCTGTTCCAAAAGTATTACTCATAGTCCAGCTCCTATAGAATGGGTTGGTGTCGATGTTACCACTACCAACAGCCTTTTGTAGTTTACTTTCAGTTGCATCAGCATCATAGAGAAAACTTTCTGGTTGTTTTTTTCTTCCTAGTACTTTAAACTGATCATTTTCTAAATTATTTCCGCTAGGGAGTTCAATAAAAGGTACTGTAATGGCCCCTGTAATATGTTTACCACTAACATCAACATACTCACTTGGTTCTGTTAAAGGATTAACTGATAGTGTTCCAAAAGCTGTTGCCCATTTAGCATTTTCAAGAGCCTCATCAATTTTTATCTTATCTTCAGTAAAATTATATCTATTAATAATAGTTCTTCCTATACCATATACTGACCCAGGTCCACCAATATAGTTATCAATAGCATAATCACCTATGTTTATTTTGTTTCTTTTAAAACTAGTACGACGGAATGTAGAACGATCAAATGTAGAACGTTCAAATTCAGTACGTTCAAATGAAGAACGTTCATATGTAGAGCGTTCAAATTTAGAACGAGTAAATTCAAATCCTTCAATTTTAGCTCCTTCTCTTGTATTTTGGTTTACAGATCTATTATCTTGTCTTCCCTGTTTATTAGTATTTCTATTATTCTCTCTTCCTATTTTATTAATAGATCTATTAAATTGTCTTCCTTCTCTATTGTCTATTCTATTAAATTGTCTTCTTAGTTTATTAAGGTCATTATTAAATTGTCTTTCATATTTATTATTTAACCTATTAACCTTTCTTCCTATTTTATTAGCTTCTCTATTAGCTTCTCTTCCATCTCTATTATTCTGTCTATTAGTTGCTTTAGCTTCTTGTAAAGTTACACTAATTTCAGTTTCACCATCTCCTAAGTTAAATTTATTTCTTAAACCAACTAATCTGTTGTTTTGAGAACCTAAATTATCTTCACCCCATTTATTATTCTCAGTTGCTACACTTAAATACTTAGTATTATCATTCATTACGGGCAATAAACCATGTCTTACTAAATGACCACCAAATGCATTAAGAGGAACTTGAGCAATTGTATTAATACCTAAATTATAGATACGAGTTGGACCTACACTACTTAAAAATCTACTAGCACCTTTTTTAGCTTCTAATCTAGGATTAGATAACTGTAAGCCTACTTGTTTAATTAAGAATAATGGTCCTTTTGGTAAATCTTTAAAAAATTTACCTATACGAAGTGTATCAACTGCAGCAGCATTTAATGCTCCTACAGCTCCACCTCTAATTAAACCATCATCAAATTTAGTAAGTCTTAATTTAGTGAAAGGTTTATCAATGTCTTTTAATTCAACCTTCATATAAGGCTGCCTGCTGCTACCTCCGTCTGAGGTATCATTACCATACTTTAAGCTACGAAACTTAGTAGCGTTTAGTTGTTTAATTATAGGCATCCCTTAATTGGTTTATTAGTAACGACCTTCTGTTGGACCTAAATCGCTATATTTGCGACCTGATTTTGATTTGTAGCTTTTTGCACGTGGGTTACGTGGTGCTTTTGAATCTAATTCGTCTAATGTAGATTCTTTTCTAACTTTAGAAGAACCATTAAAATCAACTAATTTAACTTGTGGATCTGTATGTACTGAATACTGATTGTGTAATTTATCAGTTATGGTACCTGCAAAGTATCCAAATTTGTTAGCTGCTAATCCATTAGCGGTTAAGCCTAATTTGCTTGTGTTTTTTTGATTGATAATCGCCATTTTATTTTAATTTAAAATTGTCTATGTATAAATATTTGATTAGGCTGTTTTATAACGGCCGTTCATGTTTTGTGTTGTACCTACCTGCACGCTGTCCATCATCACTATGCCTTCTTTATTAAGTAATGCATCAATACCTGCTCTAATTTCAGTAAGAACTGATACTACTGGTGATAAATCGATGTTTACACCTCCTCCACCTCCACTACCACCACCTAAATCAGTGCCAGCAATTACTGTGTCTTTATTATTTAATCTGATGGCTCCTTCTGGTGCAAGTAAAGTACGTTTACCATACCCATCCCCACCAGACATAACGTCATCACCTTTGCTCATTAGACTAGCACCTAAAGCAATAGCACCACCAGCTGCGGCTGCACCTAATACCCATCCTATAATTGGTATTTTTGCCGCTGATTCAAATGCTGACATAGCCGCTCCTGCTATACTTTTCCATGCTTCTCGAATTGTTAATAATAATCCTCGTTGTTTAAGAGCAAGAGAAACCTTTTCATAAGTAGTTTGAAGAAAAGTTATAGCTGCTTTAGCTCTAGCTGCCACAACTGCAGCGGCATCATAAGTACCCATTATAACTTTTCTAGCAAGGCTTTTTTCATCTAAAGTAGCGGCAAATGTTTTAATACCTGCTATACCTTGCTCCCATAACAATCCAGCTAATAACTGTGCATTATATACTATTCTAGCTCCTAATCCTTGTTTGTCCATCAAGTTTTGAGTAGCTTTTTCACGTGTTATAAAAGCCTCAGTTCCCATTTGAGTTGCTTTTATAGCATAATTGGCTCTACCTGCAGCTAAAGCTGAAGTAGATAAAATATTTGATGTTAGTTGATAACCTTTAATAAGTGCATAAAGACCACCAATTATTTTTAAAGCAGGTATCATTTTATTAATGATGCCTAAACCACCACTTAATAAATCTAAGAATGAACCTAAAGGGCCAGCCATTAAATTACCAAATAAGCTTTGTAATTTTTCTACAGCAGCATTAAACTTATCTTGAACACTTTGTCTTTCAAGAGCTTGTGCTGCTTCTTCTTCATTTATTTGAGCTAAAGATTTACCAGATTTAACTGCTTCTTCTCTTTTTCTTAATTGTTCAGATAATTTATCTGATGTTGTTCCTAAAGCTTGAGAGTATGCATTTTGTGCTAATACGTTCATTTTAGAGAACTTAGCAGCAGTCATACCTTGGTTAGCTAATTCTTGAGCCACACCTGCCATATCACCCTGTAAAGCTAATGCTCTAGCTCTTTCTAGATTTATTGCTTGACCTGTTAATAATTCTGCTTTTAATTCATTTTCAATAGATGATTCAAAATTTAATAATGAATCTGCTTGTGATTTGGTATCTTCTAATGTAGTACCTAATGCTTTCATAGCCACTACAGCCTTAGCTATACGTTCAGGATTATACCCTAAATTAGCAGCTAACTGACCCGATACTTTAACAGCCTCAGCTAAGGTTGCTTTAAAATCAATACCAACTCTAAGTTGATTTCTTGCTGTTGTTAAACCTCTAACAAATGATCTATAAGTTTCTTCAGATGATTTACCCGATAACGCAGCATATCTTTGAACTTGTGCGGCTTCATCTGCTTGTAAACCAACTTGTTTAGTTAATTTAATTTGAGTTGTAAGTTGGTCTGCTGAAAATTCATAAGCAAACCCTGTTGCTTTAGCTAACTCTCCAAATGCTTGAGTTAAACTGGCAGTAGTGACATTTAAATTATTAGATGAGCTTTCTATAGCTACCATCTTTTCTCTAAAGGCATCTGCTCTTTGAGTTCCATATCCTAATTGTTTCCCTAATTCAACTGCTTGTGCATTTGCATTTAAAGCAGCTTTAAAGAAGAAATTAGCAATTTTTAACAATATAGTTAATTGTGTAACAGGATCTTTTAATGCTTCTCCTACTCCAGAAGCTACTCCCTTCATCCCCGTCATTAATACACTCCATTTAGAGCCAGTTTTAGCAACCTCTCTCATATCTTCCTTTAAATTCTCAAAGAAAGTACTACTAATACCTAATTTACCTAGAGCGCCAACAAGACCATCTACTATTTTTCCAGATATACCTAAAGTAGATTGAATTCTTTCTTCTTCCTTTAATCTATCCTTTACTGCTTTTTCTAAATTTTGATAACCTAATTCTTGATTTCTTAAAAATCCGCTACTTGTTCTAATATTATCTTCTAATAATTTTTTCTCGGCATTTAATGATGCTCTTTTTTTAGCAGATATATCTTGATTTTTTAAAGCACTTTTAACTTCAGATAAACGTTCAACGTTAATTTTTCTACTAAGCTCTAAATTTCTTTGTTCTTGTTTTAGTGTTTCAAGACTAGTTTGTAATTGTTTTTTAGTAAGAGTTGAAATACCGTCCTGATCATATTTTAATTTAGAGGCAATACTACTTAATTTTTCAAAAGATTTGCTAGTATCTCTAGTGGCGTTTTTTGTTTTACTTATTTCAGTAAGACTTCTTTTTAATATTTCATAAAAAGTATTAATATCTGAGTTGAGATTCTTTTGTTCATTTCTTAATGAACCTAATTCTTTTCTAAATTCAGTAGCACCTCCAACCAATTTTTCAAAGGCTTTAGCATCAGAGATAGTAATATCTCTTAATTCTTTCATCAATTTGACTAATTCCGCTGCTTCTGCTGCTGATATTGGTGTAGTATCCGCCATTACTGTGTTTTAATTACCCATATAAATATTGAAAGCGCCTATTTCTTAGGCGCTCTCGTTGAGTATGTAGGTTGTGATACGTTTGGGGTTAATGGTTTTGATGATGAATTTGATTTGTTTTCCATCTGTTTATTTTGCTTTTCAACAGCTTCATTTTCATCTTCATAAAACTTTTTTATCTTTTGGAACGTAAATCGACGTAACCATATTGGCATGTTATACACCGTATTCCAATCGTATCCACCTTTTCCATGAAATACTATTTCGTGGATTTGGCCAAATACCATAGGTCTATCTTCCTGAGTCAGGCCAAAAAAAGTTAATCCCTACTGGAACTGAAATGCCCTCCTCTGCACCTTCAGGATAATAAGTCATATCAACATCTGGTTGGATTTCGGCATAATATTCACGTAACGCTCTAGCGTCTTTTGCTGTTAAACCATTATCAACAAAATCACGAATTGATGCTAATTCTCTCTTACCGTTGATTGATGTAATAATATATTTTAAACGAGTTGTAATCTCGAATGAAGCTTGTGGTGTAATTTTCTTTAAACCTTTAATTTCAGCATCGATTGCTTGCTCATCACCGTGCGTTAATAATTTAAACGTCACTGCGTTTCCTGATAATGGCATTGTAAATTCAAATTCATTTTTACCTTCTTCAAACAATGAATAATCAACTTTTTTTTCTTTCAATGTTGATAAATCAACTGTGATTGTTTCTTCAGCGCCTGTAGACGGATTAAAATATCTAAATGGGTATTCAGCACCGTATCCCAAGATACGAGCACCTAACAGAATTGCGTTTTTATCGCACACTAATATGTCATTAAAATTAACTGTTGACACAATTAATGACTGCATTATTCGGTTAAGTACAGAACCATCTTTGATGTAGTTAGCGTTGGTAAGAATATCTTCTTCCTTAGCGGTCATATACTTCATTTCAATTTCACCTGTGGATAATGGTGATTCTTTTGGATACAATAAGCCTTTTGAAGGTAACGAAATCGTTTCGGTAGGCATTTTAAATTCGCTCATATAACATTTTTATTTGTGTATATATAAATATACAAAAAAGAAAGACGTCTGCATAAGCAGACGCCTTAAGGAAAAGAAATATGAAGGGAATTAGAAATTCAATACACAATAATCCATAGCAATAGTAACTGATAAGTTAACTGCTGCTTCACTAGACCAATCGTATTCACCAAAGTTTGCAGTTTTTACATATGCACCTTTGATTACCCATTCGCTAACTATGTCACCTACTGGGCCTAATACGTTTAGTACTAAATCTTTTTTATAAAAATCAGAATAACCATCACGGCCAGTTACTGATTCGTGAGCCAAACGAGCCCATTCCATTACTGCTTGAGCACCGCTCGGAGTGATTGGGTCATATAATTCTAAAGTCATGTCTTGCCACTTAACTTTACCTTTTACTTTACGGTAAACGTTAATGTGATCTAAGATGATTTCACCTGCGTCAAACTGAGGAGACGCTGCTTTCTTGATCAAATATGCTGGGATACCATCTACATACATGATGAAACGGTTTTGCACCTTTGGTTCGAAAGCGGTGAACATTATTTGGTTTGCATCTAATACAGCCATTTTATGTTAAATTTTGTCTATTAATAAATATTATTGTTTATAACTCTTACGCTGGGAATGTTGCCCCAGTTGGTAATACTGTGAAATCCAACACAATGAATTCTGCTGTTTTGCTTGGTTGTAAAAAGATTTGACCAACTAATTGGTTTCTATCGATTACATCCGGTGTATTATTTGAATCATCCATTACCACTTTGTAAGCATACAAACCTTGACGTTGTACTACTGATTCTAAGTAAGGATTAGCTATACTCATGAATCTGTTTCTTGTAGCTGCTGTATTTTGTTCAAATACTAATGAACGACCTACTTGACCTAAGAAACCTTTTAATGTGATTAATAAACGACGAACATTGATTCTATCTAATGAAGTTGACTTCTTTTGTAATGTCTTTTGACCAAACGCTACAACACCTTCTCCAGGGAATGAAGCTAGTGGGTTAACATTTGTATCATATAAGTTATCACGATCTTCTTGAGATAATCTTCTTTCAGCACGTAATACTGATCCAATTCCACCGCGGTTTAAACCTGCTGGAGCGAACCATTCAGCACCAACTTGATCGTTGAATGCGAATACACCACCCATTACTACTGATGGAGGACACCATACAGCCTTACCTAAGTTAGAACTGAATAATTGTACCCAAGGGTAATAAGCAGCTCCGTAACTTGAACCATTAGCAGCAGAAGCTGTAACAGCAGCAGCTACGTTAGCACCGTATGCTGTAGTATCGATAATTGCCATTGAATCACCTCTACCTTCACACACTGCAATTACGTCATCTGAGATTGAACTTAAAGCGCTAGTACCTAATGTTGCACCAGGAACTAATAATAAGTTAAAGCTATAATCATCTTTATTTGATAATAAAGTTAAAGCAGCTGCATAATCAGCAGCAGCAAATCCTTGACAATCTGTAGCTGCAGTATCGTTTGCTTCAAAGAATGAAGCAGCTCTGTTTGTTGCAGCAACACCACCACTGAATGAACCACTAGCTGATGTTGGTAAAGATCCACTATATGTTGAAGTTTTGTAGTTTCCGTTATTATCGATTGAATCGATAGTATTAGTTACTGATTTAACACGAACATATGAAGAACCACCTTGGAAGCTACCTGAAATTTCTACTAAGCCTTTTGAACTATTGTAAACAGGTTTTGCATCACCAATTACACGAGAAATGTAGTTTGGTTGAGATGGATCTAATGACAAGTTTGAGAAAGATTCTAAAACATTTTTGTTGTTTGTATTGTCATCACCACGACGAACTAATAATGTAAATGTACCTTTTGTAGCACTTACATTAGTTACTTCCCAACGTACATTCTCTGTTGTACCATTTGCTAAAGCACCTGATACTTCAGAACCACTATTGTTTGCGATATCGCCCCAATAAGTTGATTCTAATACGAAAGACGCTGTACCTGATGTTGCAGTTGATACTGATGAACTTGCATAAGTGTTATAAGAAGAACCACTGATGATTTTTGTTACTAGTAATGAGTTTCCACCGTTGTTGAAGTACTCTTTAGCAGCTAATGAAGTAAAATATTCATAGTAGTTACTACCACTCTTAAATATATCACCAAAAACTGATAAATATTCACTATAAGATGTCACTAATGTTGGTGCTAAAGGATTACCTTTAACTGTAGGTCCAACAATAGCAGCTCCAACTTCTTGAATACCTCTTTGTACTAAACTCTTATCGTTTTCGCGAGTGAAAACGCCAGGAGAGATAATTTTTTCTGCCATAGTATTTTTTAGTTAAATTGATTTGAATTGTTCTGACAATAAATATTCGGAGAAATACGTAACCGCCTAGCCTTACGCTAGGATCTCACCAGTTTGTACATCTAAAGTTCCTTCCCCATAAGTTTCACGAACCTTAATAAGGAATTCATTCTGGCGCGTTTCGGCTGATCTTATATCCGCGTATAGCTCCGTTAATTCCTGATCCATTAGTTTTAATTGATCTTCTAATTCGTGTTTGTTATATTGTAACTGCCCAATTTCAAATATTGTATCTGAATATTGTTCGCGCATTGCGATGAGTTCTGCTAATTCCTGTTCTGTTAATTTCTTATTCATATTATTGTTCCCATTTATTTTTAGGACAGCTTTCTTTAATTGGACTAAATACCTTTTTAGCTAATGGACATCCACAAGCATTGCAATACCAAAATTTCATTATGTCTTGGTGTGTTTTATGTTCACAACCATCACACACTGCTAAACGATATTCAGCTTTTGCTTTTTGTTCTGGGGATGGATTTTCCGCTGCTATCCAGGCTTTACCTATTTCTACTAACTTATTCATACAACTTGACTTAATGAAGAAAAGCCCCTGAATTAGAGGCTATTTCTTCGTTTTATATAGAGGGATTAGTCTTCAACTTTAATCAATTGAAAGAATGTTTGATAGTTGCCTTCTGTTTCTACATGAGCGAAATCGCTGATGTTGAAAGGTTTATATTCTAACTCTCTTTCTTGACTTAATAAGTCGTTGTATTCCTTTTGAAATTCAAAGAAATCTTGATTCGGTTCTGCTTTGAATTTTGGATTACCTTCTTCGTCGACACCATCTTCTACTTTAGTAGATGGAGACAGTTGGTAACCACCGTTTTCGTCTGTTGAACCATACTTCATAATTAATTCATCACGAAGTTTATTAATTGATTCTTTTTCAGAAGTCAATCTTTTATTTAAATCAGTGATCCAATACTTAGTGATCATATTAAGTTTTTCACCTAATAAACCCTTAGAAATTGCTTCGCCTGTTTGTTGGTTTACTAAACCATTAATTTCAGCTTCGAGATTTAAAAACTCGAATAATTTTAGACTAATTTTTTCCATAACTTTCTTTCTTATTATTTAATATTTGTTTTTTTCTTTGGAGCTGCTGCTTGTTTTTTGGGAGCCTTTGCTTTAGCTTCTTTTACGACTTCTTTTACTTCTTTAACAACTTCTTTAATTGATTCGATTTTTGATTCAATTGCATCAGGAATGTTGTTGTTGTTAGCGTCAGCAATTTTACCCTTTTTCATTAAGAAGTAAGTAATAGTAGCTGCGATTAATAAACCTACGATAATAATTAACATAATTAAATTTTTTTGTTCGTATATAAATATATAACAAAGTCCAAAAACCGCAATCTTATAAAGAAGAAAGACGAGTTTCTACTTCTTGGCGAACCGCGTTAAATACTTCTTCTGTTGATGTTTCAATAACATTGTTAGTTAAATCATCAGCTATTTTATCATAAAATGGGGCTGGTGCAATAACACGCATGAAGCACTCAATTGGTTCGTTTACTAATGTAATTACTTTTTTAGTTTCACTGTCTACTAATAAGTAAATTTGTTTTCCTTTGTAATAATTTATCATAAATTTTTATTTTATATATTAAGCTGGGGAACAATCAAAACACCCACTATAGTAACATGGGTCTACAGATCCCCCACAACCACCACCACACTCACAATAGTAAGGCCACGATTCATATCCACAAGTCGCTGAATTGGATTCTATTAATGTATTATAAGTTCCACAATTACCATCTGCATAGGTATAATATAAAGTCGTTCCAGTACAAAATGATTCAATATATGTTTCATCTGCTTGACAACTAGAACAAGCTGTTACCGCTGTAATCATGCCAGATGAGTTAATGGAATATACGTTAGTTCCATCAGATACCCAACCAGTACTTACAGGAACTGTTTTCTTATCATCTGTATACAGATAACATCCATATATTAGTGTAGAGCAAGTACTATTAAAAGATAAACACTGTGTAGCCATAATTTTATTTTTATTTTAACAACCTCCTCCTCCGTTACAACAAGCACAATTTCCTGTTTGTGTGTTATTAGCCGCTATACAAGCAATACTTGGTGAATCTGAACTATAACATAGGTCATATAGGTATCCTATTACTGAGTATGCTTTAATGTAGTAGTCTGTATTTGCTTGAACAGTAAAAGTATAAGATAATGATGCAAGGTTAGCAGAGTGAGATTCAGGTTTCCATAAAGATTGGTTATAAATTAATGTACCATTTGCAGTTATTTCTAAAAATCCATATCCATCACGTTGCCATCCCCAGTTTGATGGAGCTGTTTCAATAGTATTTCTACCAAAATTAGCTTGAATAGATAGGGTACTTCCTACCCAAACATTAGCATTCATTTGAGGAGAATATTGTGGTCCTCCAAAAAACAAACCATTTAAAGGAGGACTATTATTTGGATCTAATACTAATGAAGTTCCATTAACCTGTCCAAATAAATCTACATTTAGATAATCAACTCCTCCTACTTGATCCATTTCAAATAATATTGAATTTTGGGTTGGTAAGGGACTTATATAATTCCAATTACATGTAAGATAGGGACTTGATCCAACTTGATAAATACCACCACCTATATCCCAACTTGTAGAAGGAATAGATGGAAAATATGGGTCTTGAGGACCTGTTCTAGCATATACTTTACTAGCAACTTCAGCACGAGTTAAACATCGATTGATAGCAGGAATGGTTTGACCCGGTCTTAACCCAATCAAATTCTCATTCACCATCGCCTGGAGTTCATTTCCTGTTATCTGATAATTACCGCTTCTAGCCATTATTTAGATTCTAATTCTTTTATTCTAGCTTCTAATTGTTGAATTGCTTTTATTAACACACCTACTGTTGATGGGATATCCATTGCATTTTTCTTTGGAGAAGATAACTCTATTGGAGTATCTTCAGCAATAAATCCAATGTGAGATACACTATCTTTATCATCCTTATAATTAAATGTTACTATATTAACTTGATTTAATAGAGCTAAAGCATCAATATTGAAAGGAATAATATTATTTTTTAAATAGCGAGATGAATTCTGCCAGAAACCATCCGCATAAATTGTATTTCCACTTACTGTTATTGCTGCATTTGTAGTAGCTCCGGTTGAAGTACCATTACTAATTAATAAAGCATTATTTGTTGCCGGTGAAATAGCATTAAATCCAGGACCTGTAGGGCCTTGGTTACCTTGTGGGCCTTGGTTGCCTTGTGGGCCTGCACCTGTTGGACCTTGATTGCCTTGATTACCAGTACCTGTGGGACCTTGGTTACCTTGTGGGCCTTGATTTCCTTGAGGACCATTACCTGTAGGGCCTTGACGTCCTTGAGGGCCTGCATCTCCAGTACCTGTAGGGCCTTGATTTCCTTGAGGACCAGCTACTGTTGAACTAGGGCCTGTAGGACCTTGACGGCCTTGAGGGCCTGCTGTTGTAGAATCAGTACCTGAAGGGCCTTGACGGCCTTGAGGACCCGCTGTTGTTGAATCTAAACCACTAGGGCCTTGACGACCTTGTGGACCCGCTACTATTGAATTATTACCATTAGGGCCTTGATTTCCTTGAGGGCCAGGTACTGTTGAATTATTACCATTTGGGCCTTGGTTACCCTGATCGCCTTTTGTTCCTTGTATTCCTTGAGGGCCTTGGTTGCCTTGATCTCCTTTTGTCCCTTGTATTCCTTGAGGGCCTTGGTTGCCTTGTGGGCCTTGATTACCCTGTGGGCCTTGATTACCTTGTGGGCCTTGAAAACCTTGATCGCCTTTATCGCCTTTTGTTCCTTGTATTCCTTGAGGACCTTGATTGCCTTGAGGACCTTGGTTGCCTTGAGGACCATTTGGGCCTTGATTTCCTTGATCGCCTTTTGTTCCTTGTATTCCTTGAGGGCCTTGGTTGCCTTGTTGTCCTGTTGGGCCTTGATTTCCTTGGTCGCCTTTTGTTCCTTGTATTCCTTGAGGACCTTGGTTACCTTGATCGCCTTTTGTTCCTTGAGGGCCTTGAATACCTTGAACAGACATATCTGTTGAAAAGTTCCATGTTCCACCACTTCTTAAATATAACTTTCCATAATCAGGATCTGATTGAGATAAACTGCCCCCAACCAAACCAAATTGTCCCTCGGGACATGAATTATCAGCTAACAATAAAGCTACTGAGTTATATATTTGATAAATTGTAAATCCTTGTCCTGTTATTCCTTGGTAGCCTTGGTTGCCTTGAGGGCCTTGTACTCCTTGTGCTCCATTACCTTGGAAACCTTGAAATCCTAAAGGACCTTGGTTGCCTTGTTGCCCTGTAGGACCTTGATTTCCTTGATCGCCTTTTGTTCCTTGTATTCCCTGAGGTCCTTGATTGCCTTGAGGACCTTGGTTGCCTTGTTGCCCTGTAGGACCTTGATTTCCTTGATCGCCTTGATTACCTTGAAAACCTGTTGGACCTTGGTTGCCTTGTGGACCTTGATTGCCTTGTTGCCCTGTTAAGCCTTGGTTACCTTGAGGGCCTTGGTTGCCTTGATTACCTTGAAAACCTGTTGGACCTTGGTTGCCTTGATTACCTTGAAGACCTGTAGGGCCTTGATTACCTTGATTACCTTGAAAACCGGTTGGGCCTTGGTTACCCTGTTGACCTGTTGGACCTTGATTACCTTGATCACCTTTAGCACCTTGATCGCCTGTATATCCTTGAGGGCCGAGTGGGCCTTGATTACCTTGATTGCCTGTAAATCCTTGATCACCCTTAATACCTTGAAGTCCTTGCGAGCCAACTTCACCTTGTACACCTATTGGGCCTTGGTTGCCTTGAGGGCCAACTACACCTTGTATACCTATTGGACCTTGAACGCCTTGAAGACCTAATGGACCTTGATTGCCTTGTGCACCTACGGGACCTTGAACACCTTGAGAACCTGTAGTTCCTTGAGTGCCTTGAAATCCTTGAGCGCCATTTGATATTGTGATTGCTGCTATGCTACCACTTAGTGACGTCCAGTTAGTGTCCATTTCCTGCCAGGTAAGCGGGCGTCCTAAAGTTGATCTTAAAGATAAAGCCATAATTTTTTTAAATTTGTCACGTATAAATATGAAAGGGGATGATCACTCATCCCCTTCTAAAAATATATATTAATATCTAATTAACAATCCTGGTAGCTGCCTGTACCGAACACTTCATCAACCTTTTCTTTTAATTTAGCATAACCAAATTCGAAAATGTTTGCTTCTTCTACTGCAGTAAAATCTGGGATCATGTACGTTACACTTTCAGAAATTGTTGTTTCTACGTTAGTGTAAGTAATACTTCCTGATTCATCAATGCTTTGAGAAGGCATGCTTACTGTTCTGTAAATAACACTTTGAGATGGAACTCTTAAATCAACGTATAAGTTATCACCAATTTGTTGGTTACGAGCTACTGCTCCACCCATTCCAGGACCTGGGTATAAATTAGATGAAGATGTTGCTGCTTCAGTGTCTAAATACAACTGTGTTTGGAAATTTGCGTATCCACCTTTTTGAATGTTATAAGTAGTAATACGAAGATATGCTTCGCTTGTGATACCTAAATCAGTACCAATTTGTTTTGTAATTTTGATTGCCATTTTATGTTTTTTTTACGTGTATAAATATTAACGATAATGTTCTCCCCCAAGCCACAACACAAACGATCTACGAGTTCCCACAGTTACTGGTGAAACGCGGTGCATCATGTATGAAGGGAATATAACTACTGTACCTTTGCCGCGTGGTGCAGTGATAGGTTCTTTACCTCCTTGCCAAATATCCAAATCACCACCTTCATATTCGCTAGGATCGGATAATTGAACTGTAATAGACACTTTACGGAGCGATAACATCCCAGGTCCAATGTCTTGGTGCCAAATGTAGTGACCACCTTCTGAAGCGTAATATTCAGTGTATTGTATTTGTTCTGGTGCTGAATATAGGTCAAATCCCCATAAAGCATCATTTGCTTCAACAGCCATGTCCATTAGTCTACCATATAACCAATCCCATTTCATATTTTGTGGGATCCATTTAATAGAAGATGAACGTGCTTCTTTATTTTCACCACCAATAGTGGTGGCTTCTACAAAATCAATATCATTCACATCTCTATAAATTTTGTTTAATTCTTCTTCATTAAACCCATTATCAAAATAGTAATAGTTTTGAAGATCAACATGTTTCTTTGAGAATAAATAACCTGTTTGTACCATTGTTTATATTTTATTAGTAATTTGATTTTTTAAGTACAATATCGATATATTCATCAATATTCACCGGAGGTAATTCTTCGTTTGTTAAAATTCTTTCTTTAATAGTTTCTCTTGGTTGTTTTGACCAAAACGCATGGTGAATTTCAGTTTCAAAGAATATGTTGTGTGATTCTAAATCAGTAAATGCTTTTGATGCTCTACATCCTAAACAAAATTCTTCACGTGGGAATAAAAATCCATATTTGCAATTTATAACTGAATTGGTTTTAAATCCACATCCTTTTATATCTTCAATTGCTTTTTCAAAATCAGTACCATACTGCCAATGGTCACAATGAACAAAGTTTCCAAATTTTAATGCAGCTGATCCTAATTGTTTTCCCAAACCAGATGATTGTATTTCTGCTTGCCCCCAATATGGATTACCTTTTAATTCCATAGGTTCTCCACTTTCATCATAATATTCTTTTAATGGGAAAATTCCTACATCAAAATGTTTTTGATTTCTACGGACAGTTGGGTTATTACCATATTCTCTTTCATTTAGAAAGAAAAATTTATCAGTTTCTTGTTTAATATTAGATTGTTTTATCCAATAACCATACCCAAACTGTCTATCATCCACATCATGCAAGAATCTACGTAATTGTATTTGGTCTATTTCATTATTAGTTTCTAATAATTCTAAACAATCCATTAACCAATTTTTATCAAATCCACTTATAGATTGTGGTAATGTAATCCAATCCCCTTCTAAAAAGAAAGAATATTCGTATAATTTTAAATGTTCGTTTAATTTGTTTATACCCGGACCTACACCTAAGTTTTTACCTTCACAGAATAAATGAAAATTTACCTTATGGCTCCACTTATCAATCATTTCATTAATAGAGCTTATAACAGGACTATCATGACCACCATTAAAATATATAAACCAATTTACACCTTCTGGAACTATGGTGTTTTCTAAAAAACTATTAACTGTATCTATAAAATATTCACCTCGCTTAGGTGCATCATGTGTTAAAGTTCCTATGCAGAAATTTTTCATATCTTATTTTATTTGTTTAATCCAACTTGTATCTTTAAATGTTTCGTCTGGTATTCCAATAGTTTCTAATATACCATCTATAACTCCTTGCCAATTTTTATGAAAATCATGTCCACCAATAAATCCACCTTTATTGATTATTGGAAAATAATTACGAATATCTTTTTTAATTTGATCATAAGTGTGTAATCCATCTATATAAATAAAATCAAACTTTTGTTCAATTAAATCATCAATAGCATCATCAGATGTTTTGTGAATATGTTGTATATTATCAAAAGGAAGGATTGTATTATTAAATACTTTATGAACGTCCGTTAACTCCATATAATTACAAGTAATATCATTTGGATCATAATCGTTCATGAAAGGATCAATAGCAATTACATTTTTAAAATGTTTTGCAAATATGATAGTAGACTCACCAGCATAAGAGCCAATTTCTACCATTGTCATATTTTTAGTATCACTATGTTTTTGTATATGTGAAATTAAATCTTCTAACCCTTGAGCGTACTGCCCATCTCTCATTTCAAATAAATGTTCTTTAGTATTCATGTATATTATTTATAAATTAGTATATTTTTGTTGTAATTGTTGGATTGCTGAGTGGAAATAAGGTAATTCTATCTGAAGTTGTGGTTCATATGGTCTGCTAGTTTTGCTTAATTCACCTGTTGATTTTAAATTTTTAATATTATAAACTTTACGTTTAAAGAAATCTTTATTTAACCAATATAACATATCATCACCAAAATATATTTTTAAATCTGATGGGATTATTTCGTAATGTGCTTTAGGCATTATCATCATGCAACCAAATCCTAAACTGCGGCAAGTAGCATCTTCTAATTCCCAAATTTCATCATCAACATTCAGCGTTTGAGTGAGGTTTCTATTGGCGTCAAATCCTATCATTCCGTATTCGGGAAAACGGGAGATATTATTAAATAACGTTTTTAAATTAATTGTTATGTCGTCGTTTAATAAACATATAGTATCATTTTTAGCTAAAGATACACCTAAATTCCAGGCGGGGTTTACAAATATGTTTTCTGTTTGTCTAACAAATGTAACACCTTCTTCATCATAATCACTATTGGCGTTGTCAATAATAATTAATTCAGCTCCTTCAACTTGACTATATTTGAAATCACGAATGGTTTCATAAATGCAATCTGACTGCCACAATGTAGGGATAATAATACTAATCATTATAAATATAGTTTACGTAATTTTCACCATCACCAAATCTACTTTCGGCTGATAATGGATTGTTTGGATTGTGGTTGTAAGCATAATCTTCAACTCCTAATTCTTCAAATCGCTTTGCAATTCTATCATTATAGTGATACATAATCGATCTTACTCTACGTTGAATATCAGCACGAGATAAATCGTGTGTATTTTGTCCTGTATGATTATTATATATGAACTGAATGTAGCCTATTTTTGGTATTTTACATATTCTAGTGTGTAAGAATGTTCTTACTACTAATTCATAATCATCAGCAATAGCTAAGTCTCTATTATGTCCGCCAATAGCGAAATATGTATCTCTTCTCCAAGCACGAACGTGATTTGGAACCCCTACAATATGTCTTATGGTTTTTGGATTGATGTTTTGAGTAATCGCTACATCCCATTCACGACCTCTATAAGTTTCTTTTCTATACTTACCATACCCAAAAGCAAATCCATCATCATATGTTAATGATTCCCAATTTTCATTTAATTCAACGCTATCATTAAAGAAGAAACCTGCATCTGGGTATGCTTTAGTAGCATTAATTAAATCCATTGTACAGTTATCAGTTAATAAATCATCATGATCTAACTCTGCTAATAAGAATCCTCTTGTTAAACAAGCTGCTCTATATTTTGATTCACCAATAATTCCTCCTGTTTTTTCTCTAAAATCGTATACTTTTACTCTTGAATCTCGTCTAGCTATTTCTTCAGCTATTTTAAGTGTTTTACCACCATCAGATGAATCATTTACCAATATCCATTCCCAATCTTCATATGTTTGTTCAAGTAATGAACGATAAGTATTCCACAATTTATCTCCAGTATTATATATTGGGGTAAAATATGATACTAAATGTTCATTTGATGCTGTTAATATTTGATTCATAGCTACATTGTAAGCTATATCACCATTACCAGTAGTATCTTCTTCAACATTAAGCCATCTTTTTCTTACCTCTAATGGTTGGCAAGCTAAATTAGGAAATTCTCTAAAATGTTTACCAACAGTAATAATTGAATCCGGTTTAAATGATGTCAATGTACTTTCAATACTAATATCATTTGGTGTATATAATACATTTAAACTAGTATCCTCATATCCTAAATGTTTAATACTTTCTAATTCTGATTGGCCATTAATATAAAGTACTTTAGGCACTTTTGCTTTTTTAACTGGTGTTAAACGATTATAATAACACAGTTCAGAATGAATAAAATGAAATTTATCTGGGAATTGTTTATATAAATTTTCTATAAATACACCATCGCCACAATATCCACCTTCATATTTTCCTTGTGTGTATAATGATTGTTTAATAACATATTGAGCTGAGTCTATATGTCTTAATTTCATGTGTTCAGGGCCTACTTTTCTAACATCTAAGCCAGTAAAATCTCTTCCATCAATGCGCTGTTCATAAACGAAAGCCTCTTTATCAGGGTTTGCTTCTATTTCCTTTTTGATTGTGTCATAGAAAGAATGATGAACGTAATTGTCATCATCTAATATTACAATATAAGCATCTTCAAATAATCCGTCTATAATATCATTTAATTGAGGGTATAGATAATCAGATCCATCTCCCTTTACAAAGTGAAATTTAGTAGTAGGACCTTGCAATTTATTTAGCATTTCAGCATCAATATCTTTTAATGTTGTTGTATCAAAGATAATATGCCAATATACAACTACAGAGGTTTCAAATATTGTTTTCTGAATTGTTAATAAATTCTGTGGGCGCGTACAACGCGTTAATATGTGTATTACCATTCTACGTCAAAGAAAAATAGGTGAAAAAATCTAGCATTTTCAATTGCATCTCCGAAATAGCCGGTTGCTGCGTGTATTGATTTTGAATCAAACATAACTAATCTATTATAAACATTTGCAACAGTATCTACTACTTCATATGTTGTTGGGTCATAGAAGTTCATATTATTACTTAATCCCTTAAAAGTATTGTAATAATCGTCACCTTCAGTTTTATCAAATCTAGTAGCGCCTGTAATTTTGCTTTTATAGGTAGCAGTACCTGTTTGTAAAGGAGCATTTGGTGTTAAATACACCATTGCAGCATACGTTTGAGAATCAACGTGATATACAATTGGATCTTGAGATGTGCAATATTGGAATACTCCATTAGCATATGACTCATAATTCCAGTTTGTAATCTTCTTACCTAAAATCTCTTCAAATTTTTCTTTAGTACCCTCTAAAATAAATCTATCTGAACTACGTTGTCCTTTATGATATCCTGATGGATTAAAATCTAAATTATTTATTGCATATTCTCTTACCCATGATGGGTTTTTGTAGAAATTATCTACTACTATAATACCTTTTTTAGAAGTTTCATTGAATCCAGTATTAAATACTATCCATTTTTCAAATGTACCAATAAAATTTACTACGGAATTATCTTGTAATACAAGTCCAACGGGTTTGTCTATTTCTTGTTTTGAAATAATTAATTGGAATCCAACTTCATCAGTGGGGATTGTAGGATAAAACTTTTTAACATCTGATCTTGATTCAAAACCAGGAGAAATAATTTCTTCACCAATTAGGAATGCTTTAACGGGTTGCATTATATGTGATACCCATCCATTAATAGTATAAACATCACCATTAAAGATTACTGTATCAACACACCACAACACACCATCAACATTGGTTAAATGATTAATATGATCTGCCATAAACTAATTATTTAGTCAAATATACAACTAATAAATTAAATAACCAAACTTATTTATTATCTACCAAATATGATATTTGTGATTTTAATTCTTCGATTTGTGTTTGTTGTTCTTTGATTGCTTCGATTAGTAGTGGAACCATTCTATCATATTTAACAGTTAAGAAGTTAGGATCAATACCATGCTTATCTTTATAAGCACCATTGAATGGAGCTGTTAAAACAACTTCTGGAAGAACAAGTTCAACTTCTTGAGCTATCACACCGACTTCATGCATTTTGGTTGGTTTGAAACCATAGTCTTCATAGATATTATCTAACCAATCATATTCTACACCACGAATAGCTTGAACTTTACTTAAAGCATTTTCTATTACTTTAACATTGGTTTTTAATCTACCATCTGATGCATATGCTATGACGTCAGCTGCTGTTCTTAAATTACCATATACATCTAACTCCATTACAGCACTACCTGCTGCAACTCCACCACCCCCACCACCAACTTCCCATAACCAACCATAGCTTCCTACAGTTTCCATTCTTGAACGTAATGCCCAAGAAGTAACTTGATATAAACCACTAGGTGCTGTTAAGTTAGCATTTGGTCCACATCCTGTTGCACCAGCGGAGGCCATATATTCTTGCCAGTTATAATAAGAGGCATTATACCAAGAAATACCAGTATTGGCTTGCCCATTTCTATACATCTGTATACCATTATAAGCATACGTTGTACCAGTAAATGTTACTGATGTTCCACCTATATTAACTGCTGCTCCACTATTAATAATTAAACCACCTCCACCATTATCTTTAATGTATTGTCCATTTGCAAATCCAAGACCAACAGGTTGTGCAAATTGAAGTGTACCACTCAAAGTTCCACCACTTAATGGAAGAGCATAAGAAGAATAGTTACCACTATTCAAGTATCTAACCCAAGCACTCCAGTTTCCTCCTGTTACATTACGTTGATATATCTGATTTGCATTATCTTCCCATCCATAAGCTAATTGTGTACCCCAATCATTTGATGCATTACTATGACGCATATTCATTTGGAACCACCAAGTACCTGTAGGACCACCTGATGATACATCTCCACCCCAAGCCATTGTAGAAACAGGTGTATTTGAAAAACTTGTATTCCAGTTGCCGTTTGATACTGTTGCTGACATAGGAGCAGCTGAACGAGTAGCAAATATTGTACCTGTACTTGATTGAATTCTAACAGCGTCACAAGAATACATATGTGACGGATTACCTGCTGCCCAAACTACATTATACGATGCAACATCAGCTCTTGATGCATAGTGAGTAACAGTAGCAGAACTTCCACTAATATTTGTTTGATCTCCAGTATTAGTTCCAGAAGATGAACCTGAATGACTACCACTAAAGTTACTTCCTGCTATTGCTCCTGCAACAGTAAGATTACCACTCATATCAAGTTGTAATCTATTTGCAGCTGCACTCCATCCACCTATTCTAAATACGTTATCAGAATCAAGACCCATATTTACAGCATAATATCCTCCTCTATGAAAAGACATTATTGCACCACTTCCATTATTTGAATATGCTTGTAAAGGAGGTGAGTCTGATGATGTATCTCTATTTGATACAAAATATTTTGTTCCTGATATATTTTGAGTACCACTTAAATATACTCCATCAGTAACAGTTCCAGCATTACCTGATGTACTATCAGAAATTCTTGCACTATCTACTCTTACACCATAAGTGCCAGATCCATTCCATCCCATTAATGTAGGATAAGCAGCCGTCCAAGCATTTGAGGCATTTGTTTGACTTACACCTGTTCCACTTGGAGAAGTTCCATTAGATGCATCAAATATAACGTGAGCATTACCGTAGTTTTTCCATGCTAATAAACCTACAACATTATTAATAACAGTGCTATCATTCCAGTTTGATTGAACTCTTATGGGAGTAGCATATGATGAAAAATTAGCTGCATGAAGTACGGTGTTACCACCAACAACCATAGATGTTTGTGCATATATTGTACTAGCAGACCAAATATATCCAGTATAATTTGATAACATCCACTGAGCATAAGCTGTTGTCGCTCCAACAAAATTAGATGTTAATACTCCATTTCCACTCACGTTAGCTGCAGATAATCCAAAAGTCTCAGCTCCTACAGTTGTATATCCTCCAAATGTGTGATTACCACTAGGATTATTTTTATAATATAATCCCCAGTTAGCAGCATTTTCTTGGAATATCCAAGCATCTACTTCAGCAACAGCATGTTTTAATAATACAGTACCACCAGGAGCTGTAAAAGTTATTCCACCACCAAGTGATAAAGTAGATGAAAAAGTACCTGCTCCACTAACATCAAGAGCTGTTGTGGGTGCTATATTTAATATACCAACAAAACCATTTGATTTTTTAATATATAAGGCGGCACCACTAGAACCTACCTGTATGTTATGATTAAAATATAAACTTCCTTTATTTGTAGCAGCACCTTCAGATCCTATTTCAAACTTAGTGGCACCTGCTTGAGCAAAATTTAAATAGGCATAGTTAGCAGCAGCATTGATTGTTAAAGCTGCATTTCCTCCAGCACCATCTACTAAAAATGATTGAGTAGTACCTCCATAAGCCGCTGCTTCTCTTGATATAGTTATAGCTGCAGTAGTAGATGCTCCTCTAGCTGTTACTGTAGCTAGAGTATCTGACTCTCCAGTAATATATCCAGCACCGTTTGTAAGCTGATTGTTATTCGTAGGTATTGTAGCTGAACTATAAGCTAAAGATCCTAGTCCAAGTAAAGTAGCTACACTAGCTAGTGAAACAGGAGCATAAGTTCCATTTCCAGTAGTACCAAAAAGCCATCCTACTGAAGCTGAAATAGCAGTAGAACTAAAATTAGCATATCCTGCACTAGTACCCCATTGAGTAGCATAGGCGGCTGTACCAGATATGTTAGTTTGATCACCCGTATTAGTTCCACTTGACGAGCCGCTATGTGTACCGCTAAAGTTAGATGCTGATATAGTTCCTGAAAAGTAAGCATTACCTAAGTTATTAGAATAAAACAAAGGGCTTGCTGTGTTTCCAAAATGAAAACCTATAGCATCAGTTCCTCCAGGAGCTGTTGCTCCTTGATAATATGCAATTCCATATGCTTCTGATCCACCACCAAAACTCCATATTCTATTATATCCTCCTTGATAACTAAGATTTTTAAATCCTTGACCTGTCCCTGCAGTAATAATTCCTCCTGCTGTTATAGATGTTGAGGTAGTAGCTCCTCTTCCTGTTACAGTAGCAAGAGTATCTACTTCTGTATAAGAGGTTAAATAAGTTGAATTATCATATGAAATAGTAGCACCGCTTGCCTTTACAAAGCCAGTACCATTAATATTTGCTGTACCTGTAGCACCTTGAATACCTTGAGGACCTTGGTTGCCTTGAGCTCCCTGAACGCCTTGAGGTCCCTGATTTCCTTGAGCTCCTTGAATACCTTGAGGGCCTTGGTTGCCTTGAGCACCTTGAATTCCTTGTGGTCCCTGATTGCCTTGTGGGCCTTGATTACCCTGTGGGCCTTGACGGCCTTGAGCTCCTTGATCGCCTTGTGGGCCTTGTCTACCTTGAGCACCTTGGTCACCCTGAGGTCCCTGTCTGCCTTGGAAGCCTTGATCGCCTTGTGGGCCTTGGTTTCCTTGAGGGCCTTGATTTCCTTGAAAACCTGTAGGTCCTTGATTACCCTGAGCCCCCTGAAGTCCAGTTGGACCTTGTTGTCCTGTAATACCTTGAAATCCAGTAGTACCTTGTTGTCCTGTAGCTCCTTGAGCTCCAGTATTACCTTGAATCCCTTGCACAGACATGTCTGTGGTAAAAGACCATGTCCCCCCACTTCTTAAATATAGTTTACCGTAGTCTGGATCTGATTGAGGTAGAGTTCCTCCTACTAATCCAAATTGTCCGTTTGGACAAGATGAATCAGCCAATAATAAAGCTACGGAATTGTATGTTTGATAGATTATGAACCCTTGACCTACTATACCTTGATAGCCTTGGTCGCCTTTAGCACCTTGAGATCCTGTGTCTCCTTGTGTACCTAATGTTCCTTGAATACCTGTTGGGCCTTGGTTTCCCTGTGGGCCTTGGTTGCCTTGATTACCCTGTGGCCCTTGATTGCCTTGAGGACCCTGGTTGCCCTGCGGGCCTTGGTTGCCTTGGTTGCCTTGTGGGCCTTGGTTGCCTTGAAAACCTTGGATACCCTGAGGGCCCTGATTGCCTTGAGCACCTTGAATGCCTTGAGGGCCCTGATTTCCTTGTGCTCCTTGAATCCCTTGAGGTCCCTGACGGCCTTGAGCTCCCTGATCCCCTTGAGGGCCTTGTCTGCCTTGGGCTCCTTGATCGCCTTGAGGGCCTTGGCGGCCTTGAGCTCCCTGATCCCCTTGAGGGCCTTGGCGTCCTTGAGAACCTTGTATTCCTTGTGGGCCCTGGTTACCTTGAAACCCTTGAATACCCTGCGGGCCTTGGTTACCCTGAGGACCCTGGTTACCCTGAGGGCCTTGATTGCCTTGAGTACCCTGAGAGCCTCTTGAAGTATAATATATCTCTCCAGTACTTTGGTTAAGTACCAGATACTTATCTAATGAACCTGATGTGTCTTGTGGAACTGCAGGTAGCTTAAAACTACCTGATACCTCTAATGAACCTGTAACTAGTGCGTTGTGTATTCTCATTATATTATACCGGGATTATTCTGGTATAAATATTGTAAGAATAATGTTATAATTGATAATTAAATCCCGCTTATAAATGATTTAGCTTCAGCTAAAGCAACATTAAATGCTGTTTCATCACTAGGAGCTAAACTTCCGCTATTAGCCATACTGATCATATTATTAACATATTCAACGTTAGTTGTATATCCAATAAATTTATGTGCCCCTATAGTAAGTACATTAATAGCTATTTTGTTTTCTTCATCAATTTTGATGATTGCCTGATCCGGTCTTAAATAGTAATTTATCATATTTTATTTTATTTATTTTAACAAGGTACAAGATCATTGAAATAATTAAGACCTGTAGTATAAGCTTGATTACCACTACTTGTTGGTGTAACTTCCCAATATTCATTATTTCTATATTCACCCACACATTCTACTCTGTTTCCTGAATACATATTAGTAGATCCACAAGTTGTTCCTGAGCTTATATAAAAAACTTCTTGCATAAAACCTCCCAAATCTCCATACCAATTCATAGTCACTGTTAATGTTGTATTTACAGCAACTGCTGCTACGGCGGCAAAAGTATAATAGTTAGCACAACCACATAAGCTTGGCATATATGCTACAATGTTAACATTAGATGTAGCAGAAAAGCTATAAAATTCACTCATAGCATCCGGTGTTGATTTAGCGGCCCATTCACTAAGTTGTCTTAGGCTATAACTAGATCCATAAACTGGATTTAGTTCGTTTCGTATTTGTGATATACTTATTGAGTTTCCTGATGCTGGTAATGCCATGGTTATAAATATTATTTTTGAGACTTTAATTCGTCTATTTCTGCTTTTAATTCTTTAATTGCTTCAATTAATAACGGAACAATTTTTTCATATTTAACTGTTAAGAAGTTTTCACCTGATTTTGACACACCCATATTATTATCAAATGGGGCAAGTTTAACAGCTTCAGGCAATACCGCTTGAACATCTTGAGCAAATACTCCGGCCTCTCTTGTTTCCATATCCGGACTCCATCCATGTTGGCTACCTACATTATTCCATTGGTAAGTCATACCAGTTAATGAATTGACTTTTGATAAGGCATTTTCAATTGGTTGGATGTTGTGTTTTAAACGTTTATCAGAGGCATATGCTATGATGTCATAATAACCTCTCATATGATTATCACCATCTCCTATAGAAGCTGTTATTGTAGCAAAATCTGAGTTATTATAAAATCTTATACCGTTATAGCTATAATGTGCTCCTAATTTAATACCGGTATGGAAAGCTATATGTAAATCTGGGTAAGGGTGAGACCAGGCTCCTGTTTGTTTATATATAGCATATGAATAATCACTAACACTAGTACCAAAATAGATTCCATATGGGTGATCTGTAGTTATATCATACCTATTTCTTAAATAATATGTTGGAACTGTATGGAATGAAGGTGAATTATCTGAACCTACACTTTGATTAATAGTATATGCCGTAATATTACCTGCTGTTGCTACTGATTGAGACCCTATATTTCCTGAATGTATCATTTCTACCCAAGCATTTGGGGTTGCCCATGAACTTCTCCAAAAGAATCTATTAACAGCTTCACCAGCACATGCCATTTGATATCCATATACATTAGTACTATTTTGATGATTATAGTGGCATACTTGATGACCTACATAGTGAGATGAACCACCAGGAGCATTACCTGGACTACTCCACGAATCTATAAACCCAGAACCCCAGTTAGAGAATATTACATTAAAATCAGTAGTACCATAACCCATTGTACCATTACGATAATTTGCAGAACCAGCATATCTAGCAGCATATGGGGAATTTACCGACATTGAATTCATGTCGTTATAAGACATTGTAAATGCACTTAACTTATTTAAATTTGATGTACCATTAGGATCTAAATAATATCCTGTATCATTTGAATCATAGAATATAGGAGCTCTCATATCAGTAGCCGCTCTTATAGAGCTAGATATTGCAGCAGCAAATACTCCGTTATTAATAACAAGTAAACCATGGTCATTTAAATTACCTGCTACACCACCCGCATTAGGGTGTGACCAAGCAAGACCATAAAGACCACCTGTACTAGTACCATCAGCTGGTAATTTATAAGCATCACCCATTGCAAATACACCTTGATATCTAGCTGCATTATATACTCCTACTATGGTATTACCGTAGTTATCATCTATATAAAAATTACCATTAGCTCTAGTTGCTCTTGCAGCTGTAGTAGCTGTAGCAGCATTGCCATTATATTGTGAACCATTAGCACTAATATTATAGGTACTACCATTTAACCAAATTGTACCATTATTATAATAATTTAAATACATTACGTTACCACTTCCTGCATCCATATGTAAATTACCATTGGTAGATTGAACCACTGCAATTAAAGCAGTACCGCCACCACCATTACCACCTAATTGTATTCTTCCAGCCCAATTAGCATTAGGTTGAGTTAAAAAACTTACACCTGATGATGCTGTTGATGTAGCAGCATTACCTGATATATTAGTCTGATCACCTGTATTTGTACCTGATAAATTTGAACCTGTAACTGTACCTGATGCTGAAATGTTTCCAGTAAGAGCACTAAAGTTCCCGCCCTTGGTAAAAGTATATCTTTGAGTCCAGTTATTAGTTGTATATCCTGGTCCAAAATAATATTGCATATCTCCAGCAGAATCCATATGGATCATGTAATGTGTATCTCCATTACTGCCTCTAAAAACCATTGACGGATGTGTACCAACAATATTAAAAGCTGCTGTGTAAGGACTTACACCCCAGTTAACATTTAATGTAAGATATCCTCCTATAGTAGAAGATCCAGTTACTGTACCTGCTGTTGAAGCAGATGATACTGATTGAGAAGCAATATTATATGCTGTAATTACTTCATAATAAGTTCCATAACTAGTAGATGAAAATGATTGTGTACTAATAGCCATTCTTGGCGTTCCATTACGTAAAAAATGTAATGCACACATATTTGGTACATCACCTCCAGTATAACCATTTATCCATAAAGTATCTGACCATACAGACCAGGCTCCTGTCATGGCTACTTTGAGTCCAATACCATTATTAAAATATGTTTGAGGATTTATATATACATCACCTGCATATGTAGGTGATAAATAAGCAGCATAACCAGCACTACCTGCACTACCTGCAGATCCCGTTACATTAATACCCCAAGAACCAGACGCACTTCCACCTGTTCTTGTAGGAACATCTAATACTTGTCTAAAGTTAGCAGGCGTATAGTATCTTAAATAAGCATCATCAGAAGCATATATTCTTGTTAGTGCAGATGTTCCATTATCACCAGAAATTGTATTTATCCAACCTGCTTGTATATAACCACTAGCATCTGTTCTTACTATTTGATTAGCAACATTATTTGTACCAGTGTGAACTGCTAAACCTCCTGCTGTTGTTGCATTACTAGCAGAACCCGCGGCATCAGCATAAGCTACTCTTACAGCTGAAGGAGTAGCAGGATTAACTTGAAGTAACCATCTTGTCCCATCATAAGTCATATACATATAATAAGGAGCTGCTCCTCCATATACATAAGAACCATCGCTAGCATATAGTCTAGTTGAATTGGTTGCGTATGTTGCTGTATAAGAAGTTGAACCTGCTGTTCCTTGAGCTCCAGTATTACCTTGAGGACCTGCTACGCTTGAAGCAGCTCCAGTAGCACCTTGAGGACCAGTTCCACCAGGCGAACCATTAGTTCCGTTTGTACCAGCGGTACCTTGAGGACCAGCTACTGTTGAGGCAGCACCTGTAGATCCTTGAGGACCAGCTACAGTTGAAGCAGCGCCTGTTGTACCTTGCAACCCAGTTGGGCCTTGATTACCCTGAGCACCATTGGTTCCATTAGATCCGTTTGTACCATTCGTGCCTGCTGTTCCTTGTAAACCAGTAGGTCCCTGGTTGCCTTGTGCACCATTTGAACCATTTGTTCCGTTAGTACCAGCTGTACCTTGTAAGCCTGTTGGACCTTGGTTACCTTGGAAACCTGTTGTACCAACGGTTCCTTGAATACCTGTAGGACCCTGATTACCCTGAGCACCTAATGTTCCTTGTATACCTGTAGGGCCTTGATTACCTTGGGCACCAGTTGTACCAACTGTTCCTTGAATCCCTTGAGGGCCTTGGTTACCTTGAGCTCCTTGTATTCCTTGAGGGCCTTGGTTGCCTTGAGGTCCCTGATTGCCTTGAGGGCCTTGGTTGCCTTGAGCACCTTGAATACCTTGAGGGCCTTGATTGCCTTGAGGGCCTTGGTTACCCTGAGGTCCCTGATTGCCTTGTGGGCCTTGATTGCCCTGAGGTCCCTGGTTACCCTGAGGACCTTGATTGCCTTGCGCGCCTTGGGAGCCTTGAATCCCCTGTGGGCCTTGATTACCCTGAGGGCCTTGATTGCCCTGTGTTCCTTGAGTGCCTTGATATCCTTGAGGTCCAATAGCTGGAACTCCATTCACTAATACTGAACCACTAACACTTACTATTCCAGTAAATACGTGAGTATCGTCATTTGAATCACCAAACTTAGTTGAACCACTTTCATATAGTATTGAAGAAGAAACATATTCTGTACGAAATTCTTGTGCAATTAAAGTGCCTTGCACTGTTAAATCGCCTGCAATAGAACCCGAACCTGAAATAGTTACATTCGATCCTGATTCTTGGATTAAACTGGGTGCTAATATATCACCTGTTGCTTTTAATATTGCTCCTGATGTGACTGAATGGAGAAGCGAGGCGAGGATTGTATTTTTACTTTTAGCCATTGTATTATTGCTTTCTAATTTTTATTATTTTTATGTATAAACTACTACTATATCATCAGGATTTACTTGATATCCATTACCACAACCAATATCAATTGTTAATATTGGATGTATAAATGTTCCTCCTGAAAAAGTCCATGTAGCTCCTTGAGTATCACCTGTTTGTGAACCTGCTACAAAAGTCATAGTTAAGCCAGTTCCAGCATTAATTGAATTTACATGTGACCCTATTCCTGGGTTAGAATAATATCCTCCAGCCGTATGATGAGATCCTCCAGCAGATGCTAATTTAATATCATAGGTTACAGAACCCCATGCTGTTTTATTAAAGTGAACTTTAATTTGTGTATATGTGCCGGTTTGTCCGTGACAAGTAATAGCTCTTCTATATGTTTGAGCACCATTAGATACTAAAATTGGTCCACCAACATGTAATCTTGCATCTGGACTTGTAACTCCTAAACCTAATCTACCATTACCTAATAAACTAAATGTTTCTCCCGCTGATACATAACTATACCATCTAAATGCACCTGTATTTTCAAAATTTAAGTGCATTGCTGTTGCAGTATTATTAGATGCAACTAAAACAATTGTTGATAAAGTTCCAGAACTATTCAAACCAAGAGTAGCTCTTGCACCAGCTATTTTTAAAGCTGAAGAACCTGGTATTTCAGAAAAGTCATTTGTATTAATACCAACATTACCATTATTAAAAATGTAGTGATTATATGGAGAACTACTTGCGTTAACTCTACTAAAAACTGCACCACCTGCTCCCTCATTTTGAGCATCAAAGAAAACACCTACAGCATTTGGACCTCTAACTTGTAAAGTAGCTGTAGGACTTTTAGTACCAATACCTATATTACCACCATTAGGATTTAGTACTAAACTATAATTAGTATCTAAACCACTATAATTTGTTGATTGAATCCACGCATAAGTAGGTCCAACATTCATACCAAAATCAAGAGCTTCTCCAAAATTTCCATAAGATGGAGTTAATCTTAATATACCATTTTGTGTTGTACCTGAAGTTGCAGGTATACCATTATTATAACTAGCAGCAGTACCTTGATTTATTACTAATTTTTGATTAGGAGTTAACATACCTATACCAACAGCACCATCTCCAGTTATTCTTACTTTTTCAGTTGCATTTGCAGTAGATGTAGCGGCTGTAAATAAACCTAAATCAGTTCTATTTGAATATCCTGTACCTGCCACAGCAGCAATACCTGCCCATTTATATGGTTCACCATCACTACTTAATTTAAGTTTTAATCCAGCACCATATCCAGTAGCAGCACCATTACCTTCATTTCTAATTGTTTGTCCCCATAAAACTAGATTTGATGTTGCATCAGCTCCAGCATACACATCTAATTTTGCTGATGGGGTTACAGTACCTACCCCTACATTATTTCCATTATTTATATAAATTCCAGTACCACTTCCAGCATTTAAAGATATATAAGCGGGTGTACCTGTTCCATTCCAACCTGAAACATCTATTTGTGAAAAATATCCTGCAGTTGAACCTGCTTTTAAGATTAGTTTAGAATCATCTCCACCGCGAAGAGCATAGATATATGCAGGTGCAGCTCTAGTACCATTAAAAGTAGCATCACCATAAACGTTAAGAGCATATGAAGCATTATCTGCAGCACCATTAACATTAACTCTTGAACTAAAATTAGTTACTCCTGCAGATGAAATTGTAAATGATGTACTACTTCCATTCACAAATTGTGTAACATTAGCAAGAGTAGCATGGCCGGCACCATATATTTTAATATAGCTTTGACCACCAATATTAGATATTCCGGTTCCACCAGCTGCTGTTCCACCATAAATAAATGGATTGGCTGCTGATAAAACTAAACTTGAACCAACCGAAACTTCTCCACTAAAGGTAGCGTTTCCTGA